TTCTTTATACCTTCGGGAAACTTAGTATGATAAGCGGTATTGTAAGTAAGATTCTTACGGTCACACCACACACGGCAAGCCAACCCCACTGGACCTTCTGTTGCGATGTGAATATGGTCTGGTTGTATTTCTTTAATCTTCTTACCAATCTTACGAACCCAAGAGAGTTTAACTTCCGGATAAACAGGAGCGTTAATATGGGGAAATCTAGAGGGGTCAAGATACACAATATTATAACCATCAGCAACAGCCTGCGCTTCCAGATTCTTGTAAGTTGTAACGACACCATTTATCTGCTCCGGTAAATTATCTGTAACTATTAGAATTGTTTTTGACATAATCCCTCCACCTTAAAACTTTTAAATTTCAATTCATATTTCATTGTCGATAAAACTTGTTCACAGGTCTTTTGGTCCTGAAACATCAGTTCTATTCTTCCTGGTTGATCCTTTGGATTGTTCATGTGTACTGCTATCAATATCATCATCCACATCGTCACTCTCCTTGGTCCATGTTACTATCTCCCATGTACCATCATGGTGTTCTACCAGTGCAGTACATGATTCTACCCAATCACCATCGTTCATATATGTGACACCATTTATTTCTTTGATTTCAGCATGGTGGATATGTCCACAAATTACACCATCAAACCCACGTTTCTTACAATAATCTGACAGATTGTTTTCAAAATGGAATATGAAGTCTACAGCTTTCTTAACACGTTGTTTAAGAAACAAGCTAAGGCTCCAGTAACCAAAACCCAACTTATGACGAATCCAATTATACTGACTGTTGAGTCTAAGAATGAAATCATATGCTTTGTCTCCTAACATTGATAACCATGGGGCTAGTCTGGTGATACCATCAAAGAGGTCTCCGTGGGTAACAAGGTAATGTTTACCATCTGCACCAACGTGTTCTGTTTGATTGACTACTTCTATCAGACCAAATCCAATATTATATTGTATAAAAGGTCTTAGAAATTCATCGTGATTGCCGGCAACGTAGATGACTTTAGTTCCACGTTTGGCATGGCCAAGGATTCTACGAACCACATTAGTGTGTGATTGTTTCCATCGCCATTTGTTTTGTTTGATTCTCCACGCATCAATAATATCTCCAACAAGATACAGTGATTCGCAACTGTTATGTTTTAGAAAATTATTGAGTTTGTCAGCTTGGCTGTCTTTAGTGCCAAGGTGTACATCACTAACGAATATAGTTCTGTATGTTTTTTGCATTTTGGAATATTAATTGTGGTGTCTCCATTATCTATAATAATGAACACTTCGTAATATTCCTGTAACAATTAGATAGGAGTGCCTTGTGAACCTGAACCTAGAAAGCAACCTACTTTGGAATCATACTGTATTAAGGACCATGTGCCTGTGTCTTTGTTCTTGTATATAGACAAGTAAGAAGAATTGTTTTCGTCTTTACCGACCCATGACATTGTTTCACCAAAGTTTTCACTTATAAAATTCATTATATCTTCAGTCTTGGCACATTTCATTGGCCTTGAAATTTCAAATACCTGCATCTCTTGTTGTTGTGCAAAAACTGGTGTGACAAACATTAAAAGTAATAGTAGTTTTTTCATTTTAATTCCTTTTCACCAAAATAACTTAAGAAGAAATCGAGCCACCTACGTATTTCTGCTGATTTACCATGGTAAAGTTGTTCATGCATCCGGCTGCGTCTGGTTACTTCCTCATGTATAACTTCGTATACTGCATATGAACCAATACAAAAAGAAGCTAGAAAGGTTACAATAAAGATTGTTAAGTAAATGAAATCACGGAACACTATCAGTAAGAAAACCGTAAGTGGAAAACTAAGTACCACACTTGAGGTTAACAATAGACTTTTGTGTTCTGGTTTCATTTATCCTTATATAGTGTCCTCAATATTCTCACTTGGTTGTCTGGAACAAGGTAACACCGAGCCTTAATTGTCTTATGTCCCCAAGCAGGGTCTTGCATTTGTGTAAATTCAATTACACCTTCTTCTAACATTTTTTCTGCTAAATCCATAGCCAATCGTTTTTTAACTTCTTGTTTCCATACATCTACAGGTGTATCAAACATAAATTTATCGGATGCAGTAAAACTTACCATAAACATCTGGCCTTGTATGGGATGTTCATAACGCATTGGTGATTGTGCTGAAGCAGATGCAGACAAAATCCAAGATGCACCAGTTCCTCCATTTGTACCAATCGTACCAATTATTGCAGTGGTTCCATTGGCACCAAAAGTTCCTGGATTACCAGCAGCACCGGCACCAGAAACATGAACATTCATTCTACTACCAACACCCGCAGTATTGTTAGTACCTAATCTACTGCCCACACCGGCAATACCGTCAAGGTCATTTAATCCAGATACTGCCATCACTTCACTCCATGGTATTGTTTGTATAACATATAATAATATTTGAATCGTATGGGTTCATGGTCAGGATCCGGTAAGTCTCGGTAAATCCGTTTCATGTCCTCATAGATTGCTAATGCTTCACTGTCACTCATAGTATCGTTTGTTCAGACCACGGATAATCTTCATAACATCTTTAACTGTCATTTCATTATCATCATCCAGTCTATCTTCCAATGGAAGAATATCCCATACATCATTTTCAACATCATACCAAGCGTAGATACAAACTTCTTCTTTTGGTCTATGTCCAATCACTCGGCCAAATGTAAATGCATATACATCATGCTCTGGAAATTCAAAATCATCTTTCAATGTGTCTTTGTGTAGAAAGATGGCATATGATTCCATTTTGGTGTTACCACCTTCGGTGTAGACATATTCACCATCAATTTCTTCCTCAAGGTCACCATAACCTTCAAAAGTAATTTTTAGTTCTGGTACATCAGAAATGTTTTCACCAATTTCCAAATTATCAGGATCCCGTAAAGAATCTAACATCAAATTTGTAAGTACTTTATCATATAACTTATAATCATATTTCATAATCAATCCTCTTTATAGATACTAGACCAAATTTTCAATTTTTCTTTCTTTGCAATTCTAGCTGCATTTACATTAGAATCTGAGATTATACACTTTTCAATTAAAATGTCAATCATTGCTAAGAGGTCACCGACTTCTTCTTCTAAACTTTCCATATTACTTTTATTAGTAACAGGATGTACCGAATCAAATCCAAACCTAAACACTTTAGAAATAGCTTGAGTTACCTCAGCACATTCTTCTTGTGCAATACAAAAAATCTCTTTAGTCTTTTTATCCATAATTAATCATCAATAAACATAATAACAGGTAATTCGTTGGCAATCATTAATGCTGCCTCCAATTTACTCTCCGCTAAAACCCTACAAGTCACAATACCATTTCGAATTAAAATATCAAAAGGCATTGGACCTGCAGGAACCCAAGCTTCGTCTAAGTAACAAGAGATTTTATACTCTCTTACATTTTTGCAACGTTCTATAAGGTCATCAAGTACATCTTTTGCGGCTTGATAATCTTTGTCTCGTTTAGGCTTAGACATACTCACTCAATAGTGATGAAGCACCACCACCTTCATTCTGTACAAAATCTTCAGCAATGTTTTCAGCTCTTTCTTCATTGTGTGTGGTGATTTTTTGAATCATGCGTCCATCAATGAATAATGTAACTTCCCACTTCTGAAAGTTCGTATCGTAACCTTCCAATTTCATTTTTGTTACTGTGGCTTTTTTGTTTGAATTAACATACTCTGAATATATGTTCATTTTCTCTCCTATGCAATCAAATTGATAAAACGGTTCAGGATAACACGATTGTTAACTCGGTTACCTGCATACTTAGAAAATGCGGAGACGATACCACGTTTAGTGGCATTGTCTTTAACTTCAAAAGTTGCATCTTCTTCAGTATCTAGGCCGTTTGACCGGAGCAAATAGTACTCATCAAATCCAGTGTTTTGTACCACAAAGAATTTATCTTTTCTGAATTGTTCTTTGACTTTATATCTTTCATTGTAATCAGGAAAGAATAGATTGCCAGCAGAACCATTCAATTCTCTGACATTCAACACATAGAAGCCAACGATGTTTGAATTTGTACGTTTCTTCAACAAACGAATCAAAGCACTTGTTTGATTAAATGAAACTGCATTTGGTTTCAACACCTCTTGTTCTCTGGTAACTGGATCACGAAGCACAAGAGTTTTTTTGTTGTATCTTCCAGTATACTCAGTTTGGCCATAATTATCTGTATACACTTCATAAATTGGAGAACCTTCACCGTCTGTCAGAAATACAGTGTTCACAATTTGTAATTTGTATTTCTTTTGAAAGTATGGAACAATTTCCATGGCAGCAATAACTGCTTCGTTCAATGGAGTACCAGACATACACATCCAGTATGGTGTTCTGGTTTTTCTACCAGTCGGACCACAACCACACATAGCAACAAGAGCAGAACCAGCATAAGTGAATTCTGCAGCAGACATTCTACTTGAGAGAATATTACAGAGACCAAATTTCCTGGCAGCCAAATCACCTATTTTAGGTTTGGTGTGATAATTAAGTTCTGAATCAATGTCCTCAACAAAGGTATAAACCTCAAAAGGAATATTTACTTTCTTACAAAAGAATGTAAGGTTAAGTAATTGCTTCATAGTATTGCCAATGTGTTCGGTCATTGAGCCAGACCAATCTAAGAACAAAACAAGTCCGTGTGATTTACCACCAGGAACAACTGTAACTTTCTTAAAGATATCTTCACTGAAACCATATGAGAAAAGTTTCTTCATATCTAAGTCACCAGTTTTTGCAGTGCTGGCTCGTTTCAGTTGGTCGGCATTCTTACGCATTTCAAATTCTTTGACAAGGTAAGAAACCACTTTGTTTGATTCACGGCGAATCTGTAAATATACTTCCGGCATTGTGGAAAGATATTCATTTTCATCTTTGTAACGCTTCCACAAAGGCTTGTAGTCATAGATTGCTTTTTCAATATCCATCTTTGGAATATTGGCATACATATAATCTTCACCAAATTCAAACAACTTACTTTCATTCTCACGGAATGCTTCATCAGTAAATGAACGAATTTGTGGATCGCTTTGTGAATCTTCCAGGTTTTCATCATCAATGTCTGAATCACCTGAACCAGTATCTTCATCATTATCAGAATCTTCACCATCACCACCTTCAATGGAAGAATTAGGTTTTGATTGTGAATCTTCATCAACATCTACTTCTTCAAAGTCATCTTCACTAAAGTCATCGTCATCATCTTCATTTTCTTCAAGTGACTTTTCTTTGTCTTTGGCTTTTTGTTGTTCTAACTGTTCTTGCATATATTTTGCAATTCGTTTAGAAACTTCAATAACGTCATCATAGGTTTCTGTTGCTTCAACATCATTCACCAGACCACGTTCAACATCATCAAATTTAATGCCCATAGATACACCACCTTTTGTATAAAGGTTAAGACGATCCAAGAAATTCATAAGGTTTAGGTTTTTGCCTTTGGTGGCAAAGAAATCTTTTTCAATCAATTCCTGATAAGCTTTGAGGAAAGGTAATCTCAAACCAGGATATTTGTTTTTGATTTTGCGTTCAATACGGCAATCTTCAACTACGTTGGCAATATCTTTATTAACTTTTTGTCTTTTTGCCTCAAGCATTCCTTCCATTGGAGTGTAGAGGGCATGGCCAACTTCGTGACCTGTAAAAAGGTCGTATAATGCAGACGATAAATTTTTATCTAGTGTGGGGATAACCAAAACACGATTCTTAACATCAAAGGATGCTGTGCGAACATTACGATGTTCAATGGTCAGATTTTCGGTGGCCATAAGTTTGGCCAAGAGGGATTTTGAGTCAATTAATTCCATTTTACTTCCTTAACATTTATAATGTATTCTAACATAGCCAATGTTAGATTGTCAAATTTATGTTACGGTAGTGTCTTTTTTTGACAACACTATTGCTCCGTTCTCCATGGAGATATTTAAAGTATCGCCGGCTTTCCAACCGGTTTCTTCCAGCATCTCCGGAGGAATAGTGAAAAGAAAATTATCGGGGTCTCCAGGAATATCCTGAAACAAATCTTCGTAATTATATACTTTACTCATATTGTTCCTTCAATTTTTTGTACCATTCTTGGTCATTTTCATGTCCGGTTTGTGCAGCCCACATTTTCATAACGTTTTCCAAACGCTGCCAAGGTTTAAGACTATCACATACCAAGTCGGCCGGCAGTATTTGTTCATCTATTTGTGTCATTTGTAATTCTCCAGTGAATTTTTCAGTGGATGTTTACTTTTCCGGCTGAATTTTGTGTCAATTTTGTGCTTTTGCACAGGTTTAATGGGTGTCCGGCAAACCGGACGCTTTAGTTCAATAACAAATTTTAATTCCTTGCTCATTTTATCGCCTCATGCTTGAAATTTCTACAGCTTCTTCGCTGTTAAACACAGGTACAGCGTTTGATTTGTGCATTGTTGCAATTCCCATCACTTTTGTACCTGTATAAACCTTAGGTGCCGCTTTGGTAGCGTTAGCTAAACCTGTGTCCAATGACGGATAGTGCTTTGTCTCACGACCAGGAGGTGCAGACAAAGAATATCCTGATAATTTGGTGCTTGGAGTATGTAGTTTTTTGATTATGGGTTTTTGGTGCGAAGCCAACCACTGCTCATATTGCTCACGAGCGGCTTTTGTCACATTTTTTTGCTTTGACTTGCGTAGATTCACATGAAACATCATAATATTACTCCAAACGAATAAGAATTATACTCGTTTTTTAGTCAAATGTCAAGCGGTGTTGCTGGATTACAACATTAGTAACTTTTTCTTACTTTATTGCTTTTCTTTAATGATTCATAACCTGATCCATAATCATAATCATCATAATTATGCTTAATTTTTCTTTTTTCAACTTTTTCATCTCTACGTCTATTACGCTTTGGTGAAAAATCATCATCATAATCATTCTTGCGAAACTTAGCCACAAACTTTGACACTTAATACTCCTATAGTTACGGTAACATATTGGGAAAGGCTTCTTTGACAAATTTATAGTCAAGACCTTTAACACCTAAATCTTTTTGAAAAATTCCAAGAATAACTTCCACTTCACGGGGTTCAACAGAATCTAAAATCTGTGATAACAATTCATCTCGTCTTTTTTCAGATAATTTTTCTGCCGTTGGGTTACCTTCACTGAAAACATACAAACGGCGTAATTGTGCTTCTAAACTATCGAAAGTAATTCCTGGCAATGAATCAGTAGGTAATCTATAGTTGTGTGGTAACTCTTTTACTTTCCATTGTATTTGTGGATGGAATGCCATCTCTAATACTTTAACAAGAGTTGGTGACAAATTTCTTTGAATTACATCCATCCTCTCTTGTTTATTATTTGCTACTTCAAATTCATCAAATACTTCAAATATTCTTTTCATTAGAATTCCTCAATTACTTCCATTAGGTTAAATAATTTATTTGCAATAAAATAATCCAGTAATTTGCCTTTAACTGGTACTGTTTCTTCATAATTATTTATAATTTTAGACTGTATATCACCTGGTATATTACGTAGGTCAATTAATGTCTGGTTACGTGAGAATCCAATCTTAGAACTTTCATCATATTCGGTATAGTGTTCCGACATGAATTTGGTCAGTTTGGCTTCGGTCATTACCTTTTGACGGATTTCACGTACAAAGGTATCACTTGGTGATAGAATGTTTGGAATGCCATCACCTTTATCACCCGTGATAATTTTTTGTTTCAATTCATCCAATGGATTTTCCGAAATGAGGAATTTCTTTTGTGTTGGATTATATTGTTTAACGGAGTATTTGCTACGACCATTATACATTTGTAATTGTAAGAAGTCACCATCGCTTGAAATAATCAGGATGTTTTCATTCATGATATGACGAGGCACAAGAGTACCAATAATATCATCGGCTTCTGCACCTTCAACATCAATTACTTTGTATGGGAAATTTTCTTTGAGTTCAACCTTAAACTTGGCCAACATATCAAAGATAAGGTGCCAATCTAAGTCTGAATTTTTACGTGATTTTTTACGACCGGCTTTGTAGAAAGGAAAGAACTCCTTGCGCCAGTACTTACGGTTGTCAGAACATAACACTACTTCGCCATATTCTTTGCGGAAGTTCTTTAGGTGACTCCTGATGATGTTCAGGATCATATGTCTGATAAGACTTTCTTCCAATTTTACATTTTTCTGGTTGGCAATTTGTGCCATAAGACCAGCCAACAAAACCTGATTAAGGTCAACGAGAATCATAATAAACTTTCAATAGTTTCAATAAAGTGACATTGTATCAGATATCCTTAATCTTGGCAAGTATATCATCAACAAATTCCTGAGATTCGGTGGTTTTTCTGGCCACCAATCCATACCAATTTTGTGGAATTAATCCAGAAACATAAACCCTAGGATCCGACAAAATGGCATCCCATCTATCATGGTCATATGTACCACTCTCATTATCAAACTTAAATACTACAATGTGATATTCTGGACCTAATTCACTACCACCAATTTGATTACCAGGTTTCTTGTACTTACAACTTTCAACCTTCATAACATTTTCTTCATTGGTTGGTAACCAGAACAAAACATCATAATCTGTCATATCCTTAAAATACTCTA